CCATAACTCGTTTTCAGCCTACCTATGAGGAATTGAAACCATTAAAACAGTTTTCACATCATAAACAGGTGTGCCGGAAGTAAGAAAGGCTTCATCCGGGCTGCTCGGGTATTCCTGCTTGAAGGCTTCTGCGTCCCCGTTTAAGTTGTTGGCTATGCACCATCTGCGCCAGTTTAGCTGCTCCAGGGTAACGCCGAAGGTATCTCGCAAATGCCTTTCTGTTTCGTCTAAATCAGCCTCAAGCCGCCTTCTTGCTTCTGCGTCCTTAAACTTCCTCGAATATTCCGGGTTCTCGAACCAGGCTATAAAGACAGGTTCAAATTCGTTTAATCCTGCTACCGCCGCCTGCCATAGCTCGTAGAAGTAACCGCCTAACCCGTTGGCCGTGCTTTCTACAATTACCATTGTCCCCGGCGCATCCGGGACGGCCTGCATAAGCCCGGTCATAACTTCCTCTGCACGATCCCAAAAGGCCAACTCCGAAACATGCAGGTTGTGGACAGTTTCCGATCTGCCTGCGCCCAGGTTCTTGGCTGTATCAATCTTGATCTTGCTTCTAAGGCCAGGATTCGCCTGCTTCGCCCTGGTGTCCGGGGTGGGATTCTCGAATATCAATTCTTTAGCGTTGCTCGCCTTTTTCATCGGCCTTAACCATGCTGGCATCTCTTCGTAAAACAACTTCGACATATTGAAAAGGTTGGTAGAAGCATCCTCCTTGTGTGCCACAATAAGTGAAGAAGTAAGCTCGTTCATGGCCGTAGAATGGAATATCCGGCCTTCCGTCCAGGTGGATACCCCGATCTGCCGGGCTTTCAGTGCAATGATCCTAACCGGCCTGCCTTCTGCCCTCATGCGGTCGGCTACAGCGTTTATCTTCCGCTGCATGGGGTTGAGCTTGAACTTCGCCAGTTTGCCTTGCTTGGTTTTGATTTTCAGCGTCCGGGGAGCGTAGTATTCAAAGTCCGATTTTAGACGGCGAAGTTTCTCTTTTTCGGTTGGTGTAAGTTTTGGGGCTGTGGAAGGCATCAGTGTTCTCCTATGTTAACCCTTTGCAGGCCTTTTTTGGTAATCTTGTAATCCCCGCTATCCGCAGCCGTTACATATCCTGCTTCTATAAGACCCCTTAACTTCTCGTAGGCATCGTCTTTGCTGCAATTCTCGAAACATATATCTATTAACTCCTGGTTATCCGGCTCTACGGCCAGCCATGATAAATATAACGCCGCTTCAAAACTTACCTCATCTATAAGATCACGCCTGATATTAATGTTATCCTCCGGGTTAGCGTTAAGTATTTCATTAAAAATCTGCAGCCCCTTTTCCGTCAAAAATATATCGTGTATCTCGTCTTTTTCTTCATCTATAATACTCGTTAAATACACTGGCTTTTTATTGCTGCCCATTATCCTGCCTCCTGTCGTCAGTCTCCCTGGCCGCTATCAAAAAATCAGCCCGCACCCACTCCGGCAGAATAGGGTCCAGGTGTTCCCGGAAAAGCAAATACAGGTTGAAACTAATTCTTTTGCCGGCGAAGAAATACGCCGGGTTAATGTAATACTCTTCGCTTTCCACTTCCGCGTATTTCCGGGTAATCTTCTGCATAACTCCAAGTCGGACCATCTTCTGCAAGAACTGCTTGCCCCGCTTCGGTGACAGCTGCACCTTTTCGATAATCCCTTCTGCCGTGTATGCAAAGATTTTTCCGTTCTTCCGATAGCCTAACATGTTGGTGGTAGAAACCATACATTTAGCAAGGTCTACCATCCGGCCCTTTTCCGGGTAGGTCATTTCTTTTGGAAGAGGTATTTCATTAAAAGACTTAAACCCGCTTTTGCGTGGCGGCACTCGATAGCCCTCTTCCGTCATGGTATCCTCTATAAACTGCGCCTTTTCTGAATATATTCTGCCGGTCCTATGGTCCACGTTTTTGATAAGCCTAAGCAAAAATATCACCTCTTTTGGTCGGACCATCCCGGATCTTTTTTGTTCCAAAACAGCCCTTTTGGGGACAAAAAAGATCCAAAGCCAAAACCCCTCTTAACCCCGTAAACATCGGCGTTTAAGTGGGGTGTTTTTTTGTTTTCAGTCCTTCTTAGTAATCTAGCTACTTATACTTAACTCTCCGTCTCTTCTTCCAGCTCCTTCAATGCCTGCTCAATCGAAATGCTGCCGGAGTGCTCGACCCGTTCAACGAACATTCCCAGGTGCTTGCCAAGCAGCTCCGTTGCCTTGTTTGCGCCGGCAGAATCGAATTTATACTCGCCGGTCTCTTCCCATTCCCCACTGCTGCGGTTAAATTGCATAACCGGGACCGCCTGGCAACAGCGGTCGGATATTTCTTTAAGACGAAGCAAAACCCAATTTTGGGACAGGTGCAGGCGTTCGGCGGCTTCAGCCTGGGCCTTGCGGATTTCTTCGCGAATTCTAACATTTCCCAACAGCCTCGGCCCTTGAACATCTGCTGTTTTTTCGCTATACCCTGCGCGGATAGCGGCCTGGGTTGCGTTCAGGTCGATTATATATTCCTGCACGAATCTTTGTTGCTTATCCGTCAATTTTTTCTCTCCCATAACCTCAACCCCTCAATCTTTTTTCAAACTTTTTTCCTCTTTTCACAAAAAACTTAGCATTTCTGCGAAATAATGCGAGATAATATGAAATAGTAAGCTAATTTATTCAGCCCGCCTTTGTTCTGCTTTAACGCTGTTTCCTGCTTTTTTATATAGCTTGCTATCTGGCTATGTGCGAGTTAATATGGAATCAAAACCACACAGGAGGTATGAAAGATGTATCGAATTCCCCGTTATAAAATAATGTTGGTCCGAGAGGGTTCTCACCAGGCAGAAGTGAGGAATATCTCTTGTCCCCAAGACGCATTGCCAGTTATGCGGTCCTATCTTGAGGGAGCAGACCGGGAACATTTCGCTGCCATTCTTCTCGACACAAAAAACGGGATAATAGGGATACACACAGTATCAATCGGCGCTCTAAACACATCTATAGTCCATCCAAGAGAAGTCTTTAAGGCGGCGATCCTCGCAAATGCAGCGGGAATAATATTAAGTCATAATCACCCCAGCGGAAACGTTACGCCCAGCGAGGACGACATGAAAACGACCAAGAGGTTGTGTGATGCCGGGACCATCCTCGGCATCACGGTCCTGGATCACATCATAATAGGGGAGGACGGTTATTTCAGCTTCAAGGCCCAGGGGCTGATCTAACCTCTCTCCCTTTTGGCCGTTCCCCGGCGGCCTTACATCCGGGGACCAGAAATAAAGTCGAGGAGGTGATAAAAATGTATGGCAAGTATGGCAAAATAGTCACAGTGGAAATCAATAATACAAAATTTGAAATGTTCGTGGCAGGTATTCCCGCTATGACAGACAGAGACTTTCAAATAAGAGCGTTGCAAATCATCAGGAACGACGTAACTGAAAAATTAAAAGAGCTTGGATTGTAATTTTTATATCTCCAGGGAGCATAAGCAAGAAAAGATTCAACTGGTTCTAACAGGGCGTCCGCCGGGTGCGTTAATCCCGGCCCAGTTCTCCTAAAATAAAAGGAAAGGAGGTGCGAAAGAATGAAAAACGTCAGCATGGAAGTAGAAGGTGACATATTGAAAATCAAGGTAGATCTCTCTAAAGATTTTGGCCCGTCCAAGAGTGGCAAGACCCGCATTATCGCCACAACCGCCGGGAATATCGCAGTCCCCGGCACGGACGCTAAAATTGGGCTGAACATTTACCGGTAATCCCCTGGCCGTCCCCCGGCGGCCTCAAATCCGGGGGCCAGCGCATACGCCGGTATGAGTATTTTTCACCTCCTTTGCCCTCCCTTGCCATCAAAGGAAAAGAAGGGCAAGGAAAGGGTTTTAGGAACGGATCCGGCTTAACAAAAAACCGTTGCAAAAACGTTTCAATGCAACTCCTACGTCCGCCGGGAGCCTTATCCCGGCAGAGTAAGGGGACTAACCCCGGCTTTTTCTTTCCGAGGAGGTGTTATTATCGAAGAATCATTATTACAGTTATTGTCTGTTGCCC